TCATCGCTGACCCCGCTTCCAGTCATCAATCCGGGCGTGGATGGCAATTGCGATCCCAATCAACGCCACAACGATGAACACCCAACGCAGGGTGTCGAGGTAGGGCACCAAGGGCAGAATGGCGGTTTGGGTTTCCGCCAGGACGTCTTGGGCGACTTCAACACCGGCCGCGCCGACCGTGGCAATGCCAGCTGCACCGCCGCCTTTCAATGTGCGGCTGTCGGCCAAAACTTCGCGGGCAGGGGCTACCTCTGGCACGAAGGGCGTGGCGCGAACGGGGAAGGGTTCGCCCCAAGACCGCGCGGGCCCAAGGTCGATGTGCATGAAGCCCGAGCGGGGATAGGTGCCAAACCCGAGAAAGCCCACCGCACGGGCGGCTGCGGCAAAAGCGGCCGGATCATGGTTCGACATGGCTATGTCGAACGCCGTGCCCAGCATGTGCTTTGACGCTGGGGCCCCGCCGACAGCCCGGTTGTGGCTGGGGCTGCGATAGCCGGAGCGGACGATCAGGGGCTTACCGAGGCGGTTGCGCAGGGACTGCAGCTTGTCCATCGCCTCGGTGTTGATCTTAATCTCGCCGGTGCCGCGGCAGGCGATCTCGGCCGGGGAAAAGCTGGGCCAGCGCCAGGCGCTTTCGGGCACATCGCGGAAATGGGCGTAGGTCGTGGTCGGCATGATCAGTCTCCAGAAATGCAAAACCCGCCTCTGGGGCGGGTGGGTTGGCAGAGTAGGTGGTTCGGTGAACGTCAGTCGGTGCGGCCGCGCTGGAAGGCCTCGAACATCAGATCGCGCATGGCGCGGATGTCGGTCTCGATGCGTTCCAGCCGGTCGGCGTCGCCCTTGCGATCTTCGGCGCGCTGGCGATCCACTCGGTTGCGCTCGGCCAGCAGCTCGCGGTCGAGCCGCACCAGCATGGCGTCGTTGGTGAAGGCTTTCCGCGTCACCGAGGCCAGCAATGCGATGGTGCCGCCGATCAAGGCGGTGATGGCCGCTGTAAGGCCATGGTCGCGGAAGGCTTGGCCGACCTCCTGCAAAATGGTGGTGCGTTCGGTCATGGGGTGTCTGTCCTTCAATAATCGGTTTCAAGGTAAAGACCGGCGCAGTCGTAGGCGACGGCGGCGGCTGTTGCGCCGGTGTTCAAGTAGAGGCGCGGCGAGAGGAACTGCGTGCTGGCGGGAAGGTCGGTCGTGATCTCCCGCTCGTATACCGCGCCGGTAACTTCATTGACCGCCCGCACCCAGACGGACGCAGCGTTGGGGGCGGCAGCGATAAAAAGGGTCAGCACGCCGCCAACCGCGACGGCGAAGGGCGCCCCCATATCCGTCAGGGTCGGCGCGCCGGTCCCATCGTTGGCCACCACTTGCCAGTTAGTATGGGTGCCGCGCTGGAATCCGATGCCAACGGCATTGATCACGGTCGCCAAGGCCAAGTTGGTAGCCAGCGCCGAAGTCGAACCATTCAGACCGAAGAAACCCATGCCAGTCGTCTGCAAAGTGGTCAGCGAAACTCGCGTCACGAATGTCCAGCCACCAAGTCCCGCCGCGTTGCCACGCCAGCAGGCCCAGCCAGCAGAACGCTGTTCCGCAGCAGAATCCACCAGTGCGGCCGAGGTCAACCGCCAGCGCCGCATCGACGCGGCAAGATTGGTCGCTGCGAGAGTAGGCGTGGCGACCGTGCCCACCGAGGTGATTGGCAGGCCCTCTGTGGTGATCGTCGTGCTGACTGAGGGTGACCAGTTCGCGATCCGGTTGACCCCGAAATGCGGCTGTAGCGGGAAGTCTCGCCCCGAGGGGCGCATGACATCGACCCACGGTGCGCCAGCGCGATTGCGGGCATAAACCGCGATCTTATCGGCGGGGGGCGGTGACGGGGCGTTGTTCATTCCCGGCAGGATCGTCGGCTGTGGCAGTTCCACCTGGCCATTGGTACGGTCCACGACGATGGCATCAAAGAAGCTGGAGCCGTTCGGGCTGACCTTGAAGCTGAAGTTGTCGTTGCCCAAGAGGCCGATCAGCGCCCGAACCGAAAACCCAGTCTTGAAGGCAAACGCCGCATCGTTCCCAGCCGCCGCTTTGTTGACGGTCGCCTCTATCCCGGCACCTGCATTGTTCAAAAGGACAGCCGGTGTGTTCATCGACAGGCGGTTGAAGCTGTCTGCTGTGGCCCCGCCGAGGCCGAGTAGCTGCGCCGTCAGATTGGCCTGTGGCATTGCCACTTGCGTCACTGCATTGGCGAAGGTCACTGTCGGCGTGTTCACGACCGTGGTGCCGCCCGCGCCTGCGGTTGCCGAACCGATGTTGACGACCGTCGTGGATCCAGACGCGCCGCCGGTGCCGAGGTTCAGCGTCTTGGTCACGCCAGTCGGATTGACCCCCGTGCCCATTCCATAGGTCGCAGCGGTGATGGCCGTGCCGATCGATGCGGCCGCCGCTGAAACCGTGACCGTGCCCGAGGCTGTTAGGGTGCCAGTGATGGAGACTGCCCCTGACGCTGTCAGCGTGCCCGAAAACGTCTTGTTGCCGCTGAAGGTTTGGGTCCCGGCGAGGATCGCCAGTTCCGATGATGTGTTGGGCAGGGTGAAACTGCGTGTCGTGCCAGTGCTGATGCCAGATAGAGCAAATACCGCCCGCTTGGTCGGATCGACAGCGTTCACCAGACTGAAGATAGCATCCGATACATCCTGCGGCACGCCGACTGGATCCCATGCGCTGCCATCCCAGACGACAAAGGCCGCCTCATCCGCAATCCACGCCAGCCAGCCCGGGCGTGGTACCAGCCGCATCCAGACGCCATCAACCCAGAAGGCCACGTTCAGATCCCAGCCTGCCCAAAGTCCGGTGGCACCCGAAGCCACTATGTGCCGGTCGCCATCCGCGGGAGATGCAGGCGGCGTGGTGCGCATGCGGTCCAGCACTGACAGCTGCACCATGGCATCGAGCAGCCGCAGGGCTTCATTATGGGTGACGTGCTTCTGCGCCTGCGATGCTAGGATGTAGGGTAGCAGGAGATGGGTGGTAATGTCTGACATGATGGCCTTCAGAATGTGAGGGTGACGGATTTTGCCGCGCCCCGGCCGGTCAGGGCCGAGAGCTGGAAGACGCGAATGGAGACGGTTTGGCCGGGGCCGAGGGGCGCGCCCCAATCGGCGGTCTGCTGGGCAGCGGTGTAAAAGGCGCTCGTCGTAGCAGTCGTCAAGGATCGCTTGACAACTGACCCGTCCATAACGTCGACCTCATATGCCTCTACTTCCTCTGCCAAAGGAGCATCGCCCAAACCCCAGCTATCGGCTGCAAGGGAGCGCGACCGACGCGTCCAGCGGATCGTCAGGTCGCCCGCGCTGCGCGCTGTCCGCCACGGCTGTTCGACATGCGCGACCGAAAACGGCCGCAGCCCGGCGCCTTCGGGCGTGAAGTTGGTCGCGACAAAGGTGTCATCGCTGACCGGGCGCGACGCAGGGCCAATGCGCCAGCTCCAAGGCAAGCCGAGGTCGGCCTCGTTGATTGGCAGCGACGCAAGCGCCGTGTCGAGCACAACGATCCGCGCGCCGGTTGGCACCATGCTGAAGACAGCATTTTCGGTCCCGCGCTGGCCACGCAGCAATCGGGTAAGACGATAGCGCCCCGGCGCAATCAGCTCCGCGTTCCCCGCTTGGACGATCTCCCACCGCCCAGCGCCGGTTTCCACGGCCAGCGCATTTGCACCGCCCAGCAACGTGATGTCCGTGACACTTTCCAGCGTGCCAGAGAAGAGATCGATGACCAGCGCATTGCCAAGATCGAAGCGCGACACTGGCCCAGCATAAAAGCTTTCCGCCAGTACGCCCATCCGTGCCCGGGTGCCAAAAGTGGTCAGCAGCCCAAACCCATCCTTGGCGGCGCTGCGATACACCGCCATTTCGCCGGGCCATGGCTTGCCATGGGCGGCGGCAAAAGGACGATGCGCAGGCTGACCCTCGCGCAGTTGTGGCAGATCAAGCAAGATTATATCGGGTGTGCCAAATACCATGGGCGTCGAGAGCGAGGCTGGGCGTGGATCACCGGGTGGCAGATCGTAGACGGCGCGGTCCTGACGCACAGCGTCGATGCTGCGCAGGTCCGAGTCCGCGATGGACACCAGCCGCATTTCTGTCAGACGTCCATCATGGTCGAGCAAGATCACGTCGCACGGGTCCAGCGCCAAGCGTGACGGCGGCAGGCGGAACACCGCGCTTTCGCGCCCGACCCAAGCCTCCATAAGCGCACGGCGGCAACGGCGCTCCGCCTCTTCGGGGGGCACTGCCATCGGGAAAGCCTCGGACGCGATGCGCGTGGTGTCGACGGTGATGCGCCGGGCCTCGACTTGGGCCGCGTCATAATCCTCATCAGCACGCGCGACCTGCCATTTGAGCGCCTGCGGCAGCTCGGTTTCCTGCGCTCGGGTCAGCTCCATCACGTCACCCTGTGCCGAGGCCGGGGCAACCATGCTGTCGGATGTAATGGTCAGACCAGCAATGCGGCCCCGCATCAGGAACTTGATGCGGCCTTCGCTCTCAATGGCATCGAACCCGAAATGCCTAGCCAGTGTGGAAATCGAGGCGCGCGGGGCTTCCAACGCGGTAATCACATAACCTTCGACAGCGCCCCACAGTCCGGAAACGTCGATCTGAGCCTCCGGCATTCCGGCACGCAGGCATAGGTGGCGCACAAGGGCGGCCAAGGACACCGCGCCCAACCGCCCCGTCAACCAGTGGCCGCGTCGCCAGTTTGGGCCGTCGGTCCAGACCGTGGTGAGTTCGGGAAAGAACGGATAGGGCCGCGCATCCCAAGTCCAGGCAGCGCATTCCGGAACGTTGACCATTCGGGCGCCGGTCACGCCCGACAGTGGATTGTTGGCCGGTGCTGACCAAAAAAGGTACGTCGCCTCAAGATAGGCGCGCTGGATCGCATCATCTCGCCACCCGCGTGAGAAATATGGCGTGAAGCTTTCGGACGACTTCGGGTCAAAGAATACGTTCGGCTGATTGGTGCCACGGTCGATGGCCGGGCAGCCCAATTCGGTGAACCAGATCGGTTTTGACTGCGGCACCCATGCGGTTTGCGTCCCACTCTCCACCCCGCCTGGCCGGTTGAAATGCGGGTTTTGCCACCAGGCGCGCAAATCCTTGAAGCGGAAGACCCAAGGCTTTGCAGCTGCGCCATCGGTGATCGGCGTGCGATTTTGCGCCAGCCTATCGGCGGAGTTTGCATAGAACCAGTCGAACCCCTCGCCGCCGGTGATGTTTGATTGCAGATAGGATCGATCATAGATTGCCGGGGCCAGTGTCGCATCAGCGTGGTCAAACCCGTCACGCCAATCCGACAGCGGCATGTAGTTATCAATTCCTATGAAGTTGATGTTGGCATCCGACCAGAGCGGATCGAGGTGAAAATACACATCGCCAGACCCGTCGCCGGGGTGATGCCCAAAATATTCCGACCAGTCAGAGGCGTAACCGATCTTGGGCCCAGCGCCGAGGATTGACCTGACAGAGGTCGCGAGGCTTTTGAACGCTGTGACTGCTGGATAGGTGCTCGCCCCGCTGCGGATGGTAGTGAGGCCGGGCATTTCCGACCCAATCAGGAAGGCATCGACGCCCCCGGCCGCTTTGCACAAATGCGCATAGTGCAGGATCATCCGGCGCAGGCCCCATTCGCCGACGGGGCCAGTCCAGCTTACATTTTCGCCGGACACGCTGAAACTGGCGGGTGTGGCGGTGCCGAACATGGCCGTGACCTGCGTGGCGGCGGTGGCAGTTTTGTCCACGGTCCCGGCAAAGCCCGCCGCCGGGGAACAGGTGATGCGCCCGCGCCAAGGGAAGGTCGGTTGACCGATCCCGGAAGCGTTGGCGCTGTAAGGATTGGCTTTGGTGTTGCCGGGCGGAACGTCCATCAGGATGAAAGGATAGAAGGTGACGCGCAGGCCGCGCGCCTTCATTTCCTTGATCGCTTGCACCACGGCAAAGTCTGCAGGCGTGCCGCCATAGACGGGGCGATCCTCGGCATCGCGGCTGACCAGAAAGGCATCCGCGCGACTGACGCCGTTCACCGACCATGCCGAGGGTGTCGTGGTCTTTACTGAGACCTCGACACCAGGCCGCACCTTGCAATTGCCTGCCCGCAGATCGTCGCCAAACCACGCCACGACCAGAGAGACGCTTTCCACCGCAGGGGCCATAGATTGCAGCCGGTCGAGCGCCACGACGATGTCGGCCGTGTCGGAAATTGCATTCAGGTTTTCCGCGACGGTTGTGCCGCCAGCGCCGCTAGATTTCTTGACCGGCGCTGTGGCATAGCTGAACTCGCCCGAGGCCGGGATCAGGGTGACGGCCTTGACCAGTCCCTCTGCGGTGTCGGGATTAGCCAGCGGCCGGAACACTTCAAAGCTGATCTGTGGCAGGCGGTTGCCAAACCCGCTGAGGTCCAATTCTTCAAAGACCACATAGGCGGTGCCGCGATAGGCGGGCGTGTTGGCAGCGCCCATCTTCGCCGAAATGAACGGATCGGGGCTTTGCGCCTCGTCGCCGGGATACCAGCGCCAAGTGACACCCGTCATGTCCATCGCTTTGCCGTCGGCCCAGATACGGCCGATGCCCGTGATCTCGCCCTCGCAAAGCGCCACGGCAAAGCTGGCGTAGTAAAGATATTCCGTGGTTTTGACCTTCGGGCCACCACCTTTTCCGCCACCTTGACTGGTGGTTTTGGTCTCTTCGCGGAAGTCCGTCGCCCAGATGATGTTGCCGCCGATGCGCATGCGACCGAAAAGGCGCGGGATCACGGCCCCTTCGGTCGAGGAGGTAATCCGCAAACTGTCGAGCCGTGCGCCCTCGATGCGTTGGGCTGGGGCGAGGGACGACACGATCCAGCTGTCAACCACCGAGCCAATCGTGGACCCGATGAAACCTCCGATAGCTGCACCTGAAAAACCAAGGATGGCACCGCCAAAGCCAGCACCGATTGCGGAGCCAACGGCACCGAGGACGAGTGTTGCCATGAAAGGTCTTTCAGATGTTGCTAGAGCGCGGGAACAGGAAAGCGAAAGCGATGCGCCGCCGCCAAGTGGGGGTCAGGACTTCCTCGACCACGCCCAGCCGTTCATAGGCATGGATGAAACTGTCTGGCGCGGTCAGAATCCCGACGTGTTTGGCGATGGCGCGCGGAGCCATACGGAACAGAACCAACGCACCGGGACAGGCGTCAGAGGGGGTGATTTCTTGCATCATCTTGCGCGCGCCTTCTGCCAGAACTTCTCGTGGCCCGGTCTCGCCCCAATCCCGGCTGTAGGGCGGGATCGGGAATGGTTCATCCCCGACCACCTCGCGCCAAACGCCGCGCGCGAGGCCAAGGCAATCGCAGCCAACGCCGCGTAAACTGGCCTGATCGTGGTAGGGTGTGCCAAGCCAAGACCGCGCGACGCTGATGACCAAGACGGGATCGGCAGTCGTCACAGCACGTTCCCCTCATGGCCGCCGTCCTGGCTGGCGTAACGCAGCACCGCGTCCTGCCCCGGAATGTTCGGGAAGCCCCGGAAGTTGACGGTGTTGGCGAACTTGGCCCCGCAGGTCGCGATGCGCTTGTCGCAGCCCGCCCGCGCGATGAAGCTATCGCCTTCAGCGATGGCGCGCACCGGGGCTTCCAGCAGGGTCAGGGTCGCGATGGTATCGGCCAAACCATGGGACAAAACTTCGGTGATCCGCCCGGCATTGGCACCGCTGGTCCATGTCAGCGTGCCGGAAGTGAACCACCCAGCGTCAAAACCGGACAGCCCTGAAGCCATGAACGCCCGGTCGCGTAAAAGGTCAGTGACTACGCCCGTGCCCTTGTAGACAGCGTTTTCAAGGTTGATCCCGCAGCGGGCATCGCCCAGTGCCGCGTCGCAGCCCGCCTGAAACGTCCGCCCGACGGTCTGGCCAAGAACATGCGCAAGGCTGCGCACCTCGGCCACAAAAGCCATGCGGCCGCGCCGGATTTGACCCACCGCGCCCCGGCGCAGCAAAACGCGCTGGCTGGTGTCGGCCCAATTCACCCGCCACAACTCCACCGCCGCATTGTCCCAGCGCCCGTCGAGGATGTCGGTTTCCGTGATGCGGTCCGAGGTCAGCACGCCGGTGGCATCCTGTGCATCCACAGCCAGGTCGGAGCCAGAGCGGATTTCTGACGCCGCAAATCCACTCTCCGGTTCAAACGCGGTGCCATCGAAGCTGAGGACTCGATCATGATCTGTGAAGCCTAGCGCCACGCCATCTGCCCGCGAAATCCGCCAGCACCAAGACAAAGTGGTGGTGCCATCGTCGAGATGGGCCTGCAGCGCCGGGGAGAGGGTTTTCATCTGCGGATCTCCAAGAGCGGGATGGATGTGATCGATCCCAGCCGCTCAATATCGAGCGTGACGTCCAGAACATCCGTGTCAAAACGCACCGGCACATCGAATTCAAACCCGGCGCGGATGATCACGCCATTGGCGGGGGCTGTGGTGAAGGTGACGACACCAGTCGTCGTGTCCACGGTCCAACCCGACATCTGCTCAACCATGCCCAGCGCCACGCGAACCGTGCCTGCCACCGGTTTGGCAATCGTGCGCGTCCAGCTTTGCGCGCCGGAGATATAGCGTTTGGTCAGCTGGAAGGTTTTCAGGCTGCCGGTGCCGGTCCCGATCTGCTGATCCGTGGAGGTGGTCGCCTGCGATGGCAGACCCGACTTGTAATCTGCCCAATCCTTATAACGAAACCCGTGCAGGCGACCGTTGCGGGCCTCGAAGAACGCAACCACCGCCGCCAGATCATCAGCGCGACGGATGCCATAGGCGACGTCATAGCGACGACGGCTGTTGGCCCAGCTGGCATTGCGTTCCTCATCGCCGCTCGCCAATTCGACAATTTGGGTGCGCCGTTCTGGCCCGCCTCGCGCGCCGCGGCTAATATTGTCGGGAAACCGAACCTCGTGAAACGCCATCACATCCCCCTCCGACCAAGCGATACGGCGCGGGCGATGTCTGCTGCGACTTGGGTGCGCGATTGCCGGAAGCTTTCAGCGTCACGCGACATAATGGTCACCGAGATACTTGGCGCAGCACTCTGCCCTTGCCCGTAGCCAGCCGCCTCGCGTCGTGACAAAACCCGCTCGCCACGCTGGAGGATTGCCGGAACCTCATCTGGCTTGATCCCTGCCCAACCGCCCGCATGCATGCGCGAGGCATTGGCAAAGGCCATGGCGGGCACCATGCGTCCGGGGCCCGGTGATCCGACCACACCACCGGCGTGCAGGATATTCGCAAACAATCCACCCGCACCGCTCAGCGCACCAGAAAGTGCGTTGGCAATCGGCCCGAGGATGAAGCGCCGCGCCGCCAGTTTGGCAAGATCTGCTATCATCGAGGTGACGAGGTCGCGGAAATCCAGCTTGCCGGTTTTCACAAACTCACCGACGGCGTTTTCCGCCGAGGTGAAAGCACTGACCAGCGCGTTGCCGATGTCACCTCCAATGTCGCGTGCCTTGGCGGCGTAATCGGCGAGGGTCGCAACCGCCGCCTCCCATCCGGTCTTGGCCACTTCGGCCCCGGCAGCTGCTGCTGCCCCAGCGCCACCGGCGGCCCGCCCAGCCTCTGTCACGGACTCGTCCAGCCGGTCGGCAGCATCCGTCGCCCCGTTCAGCGCCGCTTCACCCTCTGTACCTGCGCCCGCAACAGCGTCTTTCAGCGCTTGCCAGCTTTGCATTGGCCTTGCGGCTGCATCGGCTAGCATGCCCGAGGCCTCGCGATACGCCTCGGCCCGGAATGTTGCGTCCTCCGCCATCCCAGTCAGACCGAGGTCCGGCGTGCTGACATAGGTCTGCGCCATTGCGGCTGAGAACGCTTCGGCGGCAGCGGTGCCGGCAGCGGCGGCGGATCCTGCAAACGGATTGTCGATCCGGCCCAGCGCGACTGGATCCAGCGTGCCGATCTTGACGCCACCTTCGCCCACGGCCCAATCGGGCAGCAGGTCCAGCGCGCCATTCAGCGCGTTGATGAAGTTGTTGATCCGGGTGACAACGCCGTTCAGCATGGCCTCGACGCCACCGATCAGCCCGTTTGCGGCCTGAAACGCGAAATCCCCAATCGCACCGGGCAACTGGCCCCAGATCGCCTTCACTGCCTCATAGGCACCCTTGAAGATGCCCGCCGCCGAGTTACCAAAGCTGGTCACCGCCTCCACTGATGACTGCATCGCGCCATAGATGGTGGCTTGCAACCCTGCCCAACTGGCCTCGATTTTCGACCAAGCCGAATCTGCACCCAGACCAATTCGGTCCCAGACCTCAAGGGCCAGATCCTTAAGCAGGCCAATCGCTGCGCCAAATCCACCCGCGCCCGCGACGAGCCGGGTGAACTGAAACACCAACTCGCCCGCGCCGACGATCAGCGCGCCAATCCCCGTGCGGATCAAGGCGCCGCGCAGGAACACGAGGCCGGTGGCCAGCCCGCGCACTGACAAGGCTGCAGCCGCCAGACCCGTCACCCAGCGCCCCGCCATGAGGGCAGCAAACGTCGCGGCATAGGTGGTCAGACGGCCAATGTTGTCGAACAGGGCTGTGATCGCGATCCCAATAGGGCCAGTGCTGCGCGCCATGTCCGCCAGCGCATTGGCCACAGCCTCCAGCGCCGGGGCTGCGGCGACCGTCAGACGGTTGGTCAAGCCGATCCAAATCAGGCTGAGCCGCGCGATGGCATCGCCGGTGCGTTCAATCTGGGATGCATCGCTGGCACTTACGGCCACACCGAAATCGCGGACGTCTTGCGCCGCTTCCCGTAGCGTGGCAGAATCGATCCGCAGAAACGCGAGCGCGGCTTTGTCACCAAAGAGATCAGAAGCCACTGCCGCGCGCTCGGCTTCGGGGACAAACTGGTTCAGCGCCTCCTGAATTGCGATGATGCGCTGGTCGAGTGGCATCGCCTGCAATTGTGCCGCCGTGAGGTTCAACCGCTGCAACGCCCCCACAGCGGATCCTGATCCGGTCGCGGCCTCGGACAGCCGAGTGGTCAGTTTCTTGGTTGCCTGTTCGATCTCGCCCATGGAGACACCGGCCAGTTCCCCGGCCCATGTCAGTGTCTGGACGCTTTCCACCGTGGTCCGCATCGACTGCGCCAGCTTCGCCTGCGCATCGACGTTGGAAAGGCCCGAGCGGATCATCGCCACGCCAGCCGCCGCCGCAGCGACGGTCACCGCCGCCAGCGCGATCCCCGCCTTGCGGGCAAAGCTGCCAAGCCGAGCATTGGCCAGTTCCATCTCTGACGACAGACGGCCAAAGCCGCGCGCGCCAGCGTCCCCGATGCCTTCCAACTCGGCACGCACCTGGCGGCCGCCCTCGGCCACTAGGCGGACGGAGACGCGTTTTTCAGCCATGGAACAGGATCCTTGAAATTTGGAGCAGGGTGTCTTACGTTTATCTTATCGATCTAGAGAGGGTATGATCATGTCAGAGACAGCCACCCTGTCCACAAAGTTTCAAATCTCTATTCCCAAGGCGATCCGCTCAGCCCAAGCTTGGGAGGCAGGGTTAACCTTTGCCTTCATCCCCAAGGGAACAGGTGTTTTGCTTGTGCCCATCCCGAAGCGGGATGCGCTGAAGGGTCTCGCCCAAGGGGCAAACGGGACAGACTATCGTGATCGACAGGACCGCTTTTGATGGTCCTCGTCGACACATCGGCTTGGATTGAGTGGCTGATAGGGTCCCCAACCGGGGACAAACTGACAAAGCATCTTCCGGAGCAAGCGGATTGGCTTGTGCCGACGATGGTGCAGTTGGAACTTGCAAAGTGGCTCACGCGTGAGGTCGGGGAGGACAAGGCCGATCAGGTGATCGCTTTTACGCAGGTCTGTCAGATCGTCCCGCTCGATACCGAGATCGCGCTTGGCGCGGCCGACGCCTGCCGCATCCACAAGTTGGCAACGGCAGATGCCATCATGTTTGCCACGGCGCGGGCGCGTGGGGCGACGCTGCTGACCTGCGACGCGCATTTCGAAGGACTGCCTGGGGTCACCCTGATCGAGAAGATCAAGAGCTGACGCCAGAGGTGCCGTTATCCACAATCTGCTCGTTCAGCTTTCGCACCATCACGGCCTCGATTTCGGGCAGCAGTTCGGCGGCGATCAGGGTGTCGATGCCCAGCGCGGTCGCGAGCGCCAAGGCGGCCCCCATATCCCAGCCCAAAACTGCGCCGGGGATCACCCGCAATTGTCCACCGAGGCGGCCGACCAGATCCCAGATCTGCCAGCCCTCTGGTGTCTGCGGCCTATTCAGTTTTGCGGGGCAGTCCGGGCACGGCCCCGCGCAGGCGGCGCAGTAGCGATCGCCCCCGCCGAAGGACCACTCGGCGAGGGCGCGGAGCCGTTTTTTTCTGCGTCCAGGATGAGGCCGCGTGCGACATATTGGGTCTGGAAGGCCTCAAAGACCGGCCAGAATTCCAAAAGGGCGTTGATGCCTTCGGGCGTGACGGGCACAATTGTGCCCGTGTCATCCCCCACACCTTCCCAATCCAAGACAGCCCGGCGGGCGACAGCTTTCGCCATGGTGAGGGCAAGTTCCTCTTGGGTGGAGGTGTCTGACATTGCCTCAATGGCCGGATCCGCGCGGGCCGAGACCATCAATGTAGTGGTCAGAGGTGCCACCAGCAAGCGCAGGCCCGGGGCAAGCTCAAGCCATTGCGGCGCGGCAGTCAAGTTCAGACGGATCATGGTTAAGCCTTTCTCAAAACAAAAGCGACGTGCCGGGGCACGTCGCTTGGGAGGGTGGTCTGCAGAAAGAACGGCGGTTCAGGTTACTGCAGGCAGCATTTCTTGAACTTCTTGCCGCTGCCACAAGGGCAGGGATCATTTCGCCCAGTTTTCCCGGTGAAGACGCTGTTGAACGGGTCACCGGCTCGCGGCATCAGGGATGACAGCACGTTCAACCGCCCTGAAGCCTTCTTGGCCAGGTATTCCGGAGTGAAGCAGTACCATGGCTCAAGTTCCGCGATGGTGTCGGTGATCAGGGTGTTGCTCGAGGAATTGGTAAGCCATTCAGGCCGTCCGGCATCCACCGTTCCCTGAAGCCGCTGTGTAAAGTCCTCGATGCGGCTATGATCGGGCGCAATCAGCCCCTTGTCGAACACGGCGCGCACCGAAGGTTCCAGATCCACCAGCCCGAGAGCGGCGATACATTCGGCCCATGCCCACCAGATCTCTTCGCCGGTCACGTGGCCTGTCAGGTCGAAGAAGTCGACCAAGAACGCCGTGATGCGGGGCCGAAGCTCGGGATCCTCCAAGGCAAGGATGGCCAGCGTGTCAAACATCTCGCCGCGTACAAAGCCGTCGGCCTCGTCATCCAGGACGATGTCGAACAGTGGCTGCAAATCACCATCAAAAATCCCCGCCAAGACACGGGCCGAGGCTTCGGTGATCAAATCCCCCAGCAGGGCATCCAGAAACGCCGGATCGCGCCGAAGCAGTGTTGCGAGGGGCCGATAGGCCTTGGTCTCGCGCCATTCGGCGAGCAGAAAGAAGATGAACACGGAGGCACCCATGCCCTCGAGGTCGTCGATCTTTGCCGATTGCAGTTGGTCGATGTGGTCCAGAAAGACAGGCACCATGGCGTCGCGGGATGTCCCTGCTGCCTCCAACGCTTCGCGCGGCAGGGGACCGGTGGCTGCCAATGCCGTCATGATTTCGGCGGGTGTCATATGCGGAACCTTTCATCGGGGAATCATCTTTAAAGATACAGCTATTCCGGGACAGCCTCCACTGGGCGGATTGGCTTTGGCGTGCGATTCAATAGCTCACAATGCTGTTGATAAGGACGGCGGTGCACATGCGTGCGGGGCTGATAGCCTTGGCAGCTTGCCAGTCAAAACTGGCCTGCACGCCTTGGGGCCCCGCGATCTCAATCCGTGGGCGGGGCAGGTAGACGGCATGGGCGGTGAAGGTGAAGCTGGCATTGGCCCCGAGGCTGTAGTTGAATTCCAATTCGCAAGGGCTGCCATCGATGGCTTGGGTCACCAGCGTCGTGTCGGAAAACCGGACCTCAATGCGCCCGGTGAGTGCTGCCATGGTCGGGTCGGCCCCATCGATACGACCGTCGCCACGGATGGTCTCGATCCGGTCAAGGTTGTTCGAATAGGTGATTTCGGCCGACACCACGTTGCCCAGCGCAGTGCCATTGCGTTTCACCGTGCCGTTGAAATGGCCGAAGCGCTGAAGGCTCAACGCTGTCGGTGTGCCTGCGGCGGTAACGGCAGCGATGGCCTCACCCTGCGCCACCAAACGCGCTGTCGCGGTCAACAGGCCGGAGCGTTGCATCTGCCAAGACAATTGGTCGAGCACGCAGCCGGAATACATCGCGAAACGCGGCACCTCGGGCATGGCCGTCTCAATCGATAGGCTGGGCAGGGTCCAGTTGCCTGACTGGAAGGCATGAGTCTTGGGCGTGGTGCCGCTGGTGGTCGGTTGGCCGAACGCTGCTTTCAACCAATAGCCGAACGCCTCGACATCGATGGGGATCACCACTTCTCCGTCGGCGGTCACCGCATCCTTGATCGGGGCCAGGGGATCGCGGCCATAGCCCAGCAGCTCGGACTCCAGCAAAGGTTGTTCTGACCCGAGCGTTGTCCGGGCAAAGGGCATCAGCCGGAACCCACTCACCGGCGGGGAGCCGTAAACTGTCTCATACGCAAGCGCCATCTGCGCCCGCGCGCCTTGCGCACGTGCCATGGGGGTCTCCTTTTATGTTGGGGTGTCAGGCCAGCGGGCCGGTGGTGGTATAGTGCAGGGCGATGGTGATGACCGCGGCTTTCAGCGCCGCCGCGCCCTCGATGGGCAGATCGACCGAGGTCGGGGCTTCGGGTTCGACCCAATCGCAAAGGCCACCCAGCGTGCGGTCGGATTCCAGCGTGGTGCTGATGGCTAAAATCAGGCTGTCGAAGGCACTGGCGCGGCCAATCGGGGCTTGGACGACGACCTCCAACTCGGCGCGGTGTTGGTAATGGTAGCGCAGGGGCGACAGCGTCACCTCTGGCTCGCCGGGCTGGCCGTCGCGCAGGATGATCAGCCCGGCTGCCGGGATACGCTCGGGCAGCACCTCGTCACGCAAGGTTAGGGCGGCAAGCGGCTGCAGCCGCGCCAGTAGCGCGGCGAGGATGGTTTCGCGGGTGGTGGGCATTTGCGCGCCCCTCTCTGAATTGTGGCTTCTGCGATGGTTTCAGATATGCTAAAGGTAATACCCATGAATACTCACTCGGAGCAGCACCCATGAACGCCGTCCGCCCCATCGCCGTGAAGCTCGATCAGGATACCCGCGACCGCCTCAAGCGGCTGGCGGTTGCCAAGGATCGCTCCACGCACTGGATGCTGCGCGAGGCTGTGACGCAGTTCGTCGAGCGCGAAGAGAAGCGCGAGGCGTTCAGGCAGGCCGGTTTGCTGGCTTGGGAAGACTATCAGGCCACTGGTAGGCACGTTACGCATGACGAGGCCGATGCCTGGCTTGCCAAGCTGGAAGCAGGCGAAGAGGCCGAACCCCCTGAATGTCACAACTGATCTGGTCACCCGCCGCGCTGCGGGATGTCGAGCGCCTGCATAAGTTCCTTGCCGAAAAGAACCCTGAGGCCGCCCGCCGTGCGGCCAAATTCATCCGTGAAGGCATGCAGATCTTGCGCGATCAGCCCGGAGTTGGTCGACCGGTTGATGACATGGAGCCGGAATTTCGCGAGTGGTTCATCACCTTTGGCGACAGCGGCTATGTGTCCCTTTATCGGTTCGACGGTGCGACGGCGGTGATCCTCGCCATACGCCACCAGCGTGAGGCAGGCTATTGACGATAAAAGGGAAAGATTAAACCCTCCCCTCCACCCAATTTGCCACGATCAGTCCCGGCACGCCTTCCACCGCCCGTTCTGCATCCCGCGCCAAGTCCAGCCTCTTGGGCAACTTCACCTGCGGCACCAGCAGGAAGATCGGCACGGTTGCCACGCCGCGCCCGGTTTTTGACTTGCTCGCCACAGCGCGACCTTTCGTATTCAGCCGCCCCTCGGCCACCAGCAGGCTCGGTCCGCGACGACGGTAGATGAACCGCAGCCGCAACCCAGCGCGGCGTTCCCATTCGCCGGGCGTGATGCGGCCACCCTTGCTGCTTTTGCCAGCGGCTGCAGTCGGGATTGCCAGCCAAAAGCCGTTCTTGGACCGGATCAGCGGGCCGGTGTCATGGGCGCCGACGATCACTGGTGCGTTGGACCAGACCAATGCTGCCGCGCTCAGACTGTCGCCGGACTTTGGGAAGCTGGCGAGCCGAATAGAATTGCCAAGCCGGGTGCCCAGCCCGGCGCCGGTGATCTGCGTCCGCCAGGCGGATTTCAGGCCCGTTCCGGCCTCGCGCATGGCGGCCGTGACGGCGCGTTCGCCTGCGGCAACTTCGGCTGCCATCATGGCGACGATGTCCGGCGCGATATCGAGCTTCAGTTTCATGCGGGGCGCAAATCCAAGGTCCAGACGAGCCGCTCGCGGTCGCGAACCGGCTCGCCCTGAATGAGGAAGGCCTCGGAAGCGATCTCGATCCGTTCGCCGGGGCGCGGGTTGGGGACCTCGGCCACGCGAAGATCGACGCGGGTGGTTTCCGACCACAGACGCGTGTCGCCGAACACGGTGATGTCGTCCGCGCGGCGCATGACCACGCGGACGAGGACGGGCGTTCCACCGTCGGCGACATAGACCGCATCACGGGCGATGTTGGGATCGCAAAAGACGTTGTCGATGGCAGCGATAAAGACGGACATGGGCAACCCCTCAGTTGGCGCTAAAGAGCCGGATCGCAAGGCGCGGGCGCTTGTTGACCGGCAGGATCGAGCCTTCCGTCATCAGGTCGATCCAGCGCCCCTTGGCGTCCATCATCTGGCGGGCATAGAGCGGCAGGCCGATGGTATTGGCGGTTTCCAGCAGGTTTGCGGGTCCGCCATAGGTGGTGAAGGTATCAAACGTGCCCATGGGAAAGGCGATGCCCTCGCCTGTCGGGATCAGCCGCTCAGAAGTGCCGTTCGAGAGCGTGACCGAACCGTTATATTCCTCAAAGAGGACGCCCGCGAAGGGGAAAGCCCGGCGCATGTCCTCGCGCAGGGGCTGGCCACCAGTGGCCGAGAAGAATTTGTAGGCATCTTCCGTCTTGGGGTGACTGATCAGCTTGTCGAAGAACTCGGAGCTGACCAGCGCGTGGGCGGTGGTCATGGTCTCGCCCATCAGATTGTCCTCGATGGCGCGCAGGGTGGTGCGGACTTTCCCCTGGATGTTGGTACCAGCGGTCCCAAAAACAAAATCAACCGAGATCTGATCAAGGCCGAATTCGGTGAAGTAGTTGTAGAGTGTGGTGCCAGCGCCATCCTTTACGATGCCGCGCAGCGCATTCATCTCCATGTATTCGCGGGTCTGGGCGTGCTTGCGCCGCATCAGTGTCAGCTTGCGGTTCATCACCTCGACCAGTGGGTCGGTCGCATCAGAAAGGCCCAGCGCGGGCATCCCTTGGACATCGGCGGGCAAGATCACGTCGTCATGCGGGATCCACGGCAGGGCAAACGAGCGCATCGAGCGCGCCTCGCGGTTGCCGACGGTGGCGGGCGCGCCGAGAGGGACCGAAGGCAGCAGGCTCAGCACACCCTCGCGTTGTTCGATGACGATAGAGCGTTGGGTGACGCCCTCGAAGCGGAAAAGGCCAATCTGGCCGAGGCGGGTGTAGAGGTTGGGCAGGATGTTGATGGCCTGCGTCATCTCGGCAAGCGAATAGCCGCCCACTTCAAATGGGTTGCGGGTGATGGTCATGGGGAACTCCAAGGAAAGAGGGGGGTACAGGTTGGCTGCGCCAGGCAATCCGGCGCGCGTCTGGGAGGATCAGGCTTCGAAGGTCAGGCAGTGTCGCGTGCGATAATCCCGGCTGCAGCCAGTTGGCTGATTTTGGTGATGATCTTGGCACCGTCATCGACGGTAGCGTCGTAAGCGAGCGCCGCCCGCGAGACGATGGCAGGGCCCCGCGCCACGACGATGCCAGTCGCATCCGCCAGCGTGGCGTCGACGGCGAAGAGCAACACGGCGCTAGCGGTCTGCGCGCCATCGCTGCCGCCGCTGGTGGCCAGCTTGTATTTGGCGCTGGCGGTGATGCGGCCCAAAACCGAGCCGACCGGATAGGGCATGCCGGCCAAGAGCGTGATGGTCTCGCGGGTGTAGTTCGGGTTGACCTCGTATTTGAGGACATCGCCCATGGTCAGGGGTTGGTTGAGGACGGTCATGGTGGCGTTCCTGTATGAGGGGGCAAAAGGCATCCCCCGCCGGGGCTGTGCGGCGGGGGACAGTCAGGCAAAGAGATGTTGGGTTTCGGTCTTGGTAAGGCCGTGCCTTCAGGCCCGGGCACCTGCTGCTGCAGCGCGTTTTGCAGCTGCGACGATCGGGCTTTCCTTCGCTTGCGGCCGAACCGGCGAGGGCGGAGCGACCACAATGTCGCGCGCGTCGGCGGCAGCACTTGCGCGCTCAATCACGAGGCGACGCAGGGCCTCGGGGGATGTGCCTTCGCGCAGCGCTTTCGCCGCGTCGATGGTAACACCGAGCCTGCCTGCCTGCGCCGCGATCTCGGCGATCTCTGCCGCGGCTTCACGAAACTGCGCTGACAATTCCGCCAGATTGCCCGGCTGCGTCATTGCAGGAGCCGTGGGTGCGGTTGCCGCTTGGGGCGTTACCGGAGCGGCAGGCGGATCATCCGCCGTATCTGTATTGTCGTTCTGCGGTTCGGTCGCCTGATCGAGAACGTCCTGTGGGCTGTCGCCGGGATCATGTTCGGTGGCCATGCGTGCCTCCTGTTTGGGGTGGGAAAGGGATGCGCGCTGAGCGCGCGCGGGTGATAGCGTTGGGGTGCGGGTCATCAGTTGCCGGAAGGCCGCAAAGCCGCGCGCAAGGTCGGTCACTTCATCAGCGAGGCCCGCAGCGATGGCATCGGCCCCACGATAGGTTGCCGCTTGGGTCGCCATTGCGGCGTCCTGGCTCAGCCGCCCGGCACGACCGGCCGCGACGGTCTCAGTAAAGAGAAACCGCAGCACGTCGATCTCGCGCTGGATGTCGTTCCGGACCTCTGCGGGCAGTGGCTCGTAAGGGTTACCGTCAACCTTGTGGTTGCCAGAATGGATCAGTGTTACCCGCATCCCGTCTTGATCAAGCTGACCGCTGAGATCGGCGTGCATCACCACGACCCCGATACTGCCCAGAGCACCGGTGCGAGGCAGCAGGATACGACTTGCCTGACTTGCCAGCGCATAGCCCGCTGAGAAGGCGTGTTCGGCGACAAAAGCCCAGACGGGTTTGGTGGTGCGAATTGCACGAATGCTATCTGCGAGGTCAAAAACACCCGCAACTTCGCCACCAAAACTGTCAATTTCCAATGCGAGGCCGCGCACAGCAGGGTCATTGGCCGCCGCCTCAATCTGTGCCGCGATCCCCTCATAGCTGGTCTGGCCCGAGGATTGTCCGATCCAGCCCCCGCGATGGATCAGCACGCCGGAGATTTCGATCACGGCGATACCATCCACCACCGGGTAGGGTGCCTCACCATGGTGGTGGAAATCGTTCAGTATGCCACCGGCCAAGATGCTGGCGCGCGCGGGTGGGACGACGGTGCTTTCCAAGGCGCCTCTATCGGCACCAATCTCGACCCGGCGCCCGAGGATGCGCGGCCCAAGGCCGGAGAGAAACGCCATGGCCTTGGAGGGTTCAATCAGCAGCGGCGTATTGAAGGCGCGCGCGGCAATGCGGGCGTGCAGCATCAGGACTGGTCCTTTGTTTGGTTTTGCATTTCCAATCTCCATAAAGTAATGTGATGCAGTGATTTGTAAGGAATAAGGTCATGCAGGAATCAACCGTGACGATCAAAGGCCAGACGACCTTGCCCCGCGATGTACGGGCAGCACTTGGCCTGACCAGCGGGGACCGGGTGCGTTATGTCATCCTCGACGGCGAGGTCCGCATCCTGAAGGCCCGCTCGGTCAAGGAACTGCGCGGGGTGCTGGCGCGCCCGGGTCAGACCCCCGTGACGCTGGAGACCATGGACGAGGCCATCGCCAGCGGTGCCGCCGCAAGCATGATGCCTGATCCGTGATCGCCGTTGATACCAATGTGCTGGTGCGCTTCCTTGTGCAGGACGACGCTGATCAGGCCCGGATCGCGGGCGATATCTTCGACCAGTTGACGGATACTGAGCCTGGCTTTGTCAGCCGCGAGGTGTTGATCGAACTCGTTTGGGTTCTGGAGCGCGCCTATGGATACGGGCGCTCGGAGATTGCGGGGGCAATGGATGGGCTGTTGTCGTCGACCGAGGTGCGGATTGAGGCGGGTGATGATGTCGGGTCCGCGCTGGATCTTTACCGCAATGACGGCTTTGGCTTTGCCGATCTGATGATCGCCGCCGCTGCCCGGCGCGCAGGTGCTGCCGAACTTGTCACATTCGACCGGAAAGCTGCGAGATTGCCCGGGGTTCGGTTGTTGCTGGGGTAATCATCCCCTTTCCGGCTGATCCTCTCCTTCGCGCGGACGTTCGTCCGCGTCATCGGTTGCATCTGTCTGGTCGGTGTCGTCGTCTGTGCCCTCATCCTCCCCCTGGCCCGAAAAAGCCTGCACGCCTTGCGCGGGTGAGCCCGGGCGGCGGAAGTCGAGGCCCAGCGCGCGTTCGCGGGCGCGTTCCGCCGCGATATCGCGGTCGACTTGTTCTGCGTCATAACCACGCTCGGCGATGGCCTGCGTGCGGGATTTAAGGCCCGCCTCAATCTGGGCGATTTCTGCGTTGGCGTCTTTCAGCGGATCGACCCAGTCCCATTTTGTCGGCAGCCAATCGGCGGCGAGGAGCTGGCTGCGGTTGGCCTCATAGCCCGGCAGCGTGAGGGCCCCTGACAACACGGCGGCGTCCATCCAGCGCGCGTAGACAGGACGGCAAAGCTGCCAGACCATGACAGAATGCTGCCACGCCGAGACGCGGCGGCGGAACTCGATCAGCGCTAGGCGCGAATTTGAGAAGTTCCCCTTCACCATGTCATTGGCGATGTACGGATAAGGAATGCCTAGAGCTGCCGAAATTTGCAGAAGGGTTCGGTACTGAAACGGCTCGTAGGTGCCGCCGCTGTCGGCAGGCTGGCCAATCGTGACATCTTCGCCCGGATCCAACCGCACGATCTGGCCGGGGCTGATTTCAACCCCGTCTGACCCATCTTCATCGTTCGGCGCGAGGGGGTTCTCTGGTGCGGGGGAGGTCACAAACATCGCATACATCGCCGCGACCTTTTTGCGGTCCAGCTCGGCATCGTCATACTGGTCGAGCAGAAAAAGCTTCACGATGGCGGGAGCCAGCTTTGAGACCCCGCGCAACTGGCCGCCCTCGACCGGATCGATCACATGGATAACCTCGGAGGCGGGCACGCGCACGATCTCGCCCGCGAGCCCCGGATCGGTGCTGTCGCCCGGGTGGCGGCGAAAGAAATGATAGGCCACACGCCGCCCGATCCGGTCGAACTCGATCCCCTGGCGGATGGGATTGCCAGCAGCGGAAACGCCGGTCTGTTCCAGCGGCAGCATCTCTGATGGCAGCATCTGCATTTGCACGGGCACGCTCAGGCCGTCGCCCGCGCGCCGTGGGCGAAAGCGAAAGAACACCTCGCCTGCAAGAAAGACCTCGCGCGCCGCACGGCGCTGTAACCCGTAGAAATCTGTCAGCCCTTCTGCATCGGCCTCGTCGGTCCAGGCAAGCCAGAGCCGCTGCAATTCCTCTTTGCGGGTGGCATCCGCGATCTTCGAGATCGGCTTAATGCCATCGCCGACGGTATTGGCGGCCCAGCTTTCGACCGCGTTCACGGCATAACCGTTGTTGCGCACCAGCCAGCGCGCGCGGGCGGTGATGTCGGGTCCGCTGGCTGCGATCAGGGCATTTACATGGGCGCGGGTCGCCCGAAACCCGCGCAGACGCCGGTGATGTTGGCCCGCGTCAAACCCACCGACAAATGCACCGAGACGCTGCCGCCAGTTCATCACAGATCCTTCGCGGCATAAGGGCGCAGGACGCGGCGGCCGGGTTTTTCCAATGCCGCAATCCGCCGCTCGATGTCTGATGTCGCCGCCGCCAGTTCTGCGTCCGAGCCATAAGTCACGCTCTTGCCGTCATAAGTGACACTGCGCGTGCCGCTGTAGCGCGCGACCAACAGTGCGCTGTGGCGGGATTTAAGGTCATCGAGGGTCATTGGGGATCCATCATTCCATGTATTTGGGCGTGCTGATTTTCCAGCCGCGTCGCCGGGGCGTGGTCACTTGCCCGGCTTGCGGGGTTGTTGGTTTCTCAGGTGCGGCGGTCGGGGTGATTGCGAGGGTCTCCACCCCGGCCTGCTTCTCCAGCTGCCGCCACATTCGCTCGTCAAAACGGTCAGCCCCAAGGATCCAGGCGGCAGCGCGGGCATAGATCCGCGTGTCCAGAGCCTCGTTACGCTCGCGCATCTTTTGCCATTCCTGATGGGAATACCCCCGCTTGTTGCGCACTGTGACGAGCTGTTCAGCTACCAGCTGCTTCAGCCATTCGCTGTCCGCCCAGTCCGGCAGATGGATCGTGCCAGCAGGGGCGCGCGCATCCGGTTCCGACGGCCGTTCAATGCGCAGATAGCGGTATGTCTCGGCCTTGAATGTCGCCGTGGCCACCGTCCAGAGCCGCGCGCCGCGCTTGAGCTTGCGCCCGTTAACGGTCGCATCGACGAAGGTTGGCCCCGAGACCGGCGTGGCCCGATTGAAGCCTTCGACCCCTTTCACAGGTGCCACCTGGGCGATCCCCTGCTTGCGCGACCAAGCATAGACGGCAGCCGACTCGTAGCCGGTGTCGATGGCAAGTTTGGCCAGCGTCATGTTCGCACCCTTTTCATGCGCCCATGTGTGACCAAGGAGTGCTGTCAGTCGGTCCCAGCAGGCTGGATCGTCCGGTCCGCCTGGGATCACGATGTGATCGACAAGCCAGCTCTCAAGGCCTCGGCCCCAAGCCCAGACATCGACCTCGATCCGGTCCTTCTGCACGTCTGCCCCGGCTGTGAGGAACAGCCCGCGTGCGGGGATCTGCGCCGGGAACGCCCTGCGCCGATCCGCCAGCCGCTGCCATTCTGGCGCCTCGCCGCTCTCGGTCCAGGTCTCGCCCAGAAGCGTATTACGCGCCGCGCGCAGCATCTCGTCCGAGCCTTGGGCCGCGAGCCAGTCCCGCGCGATCTGTTCCCAAGATTTCCAGCCGATTGGCGAATAGAGCGCCGAGAGGTGGAAACCGATGGCGTTGGGGTCTCTTGAGACCGCCGTCGCCCGCCATTCGCCACGTGCCAGCATCTCGGTCTTGTGATGCTCGGCGATCGGGCGTTCGCAGCCCGCGCAAACATAGGCGGCTGTTTCCGGCTGCTCCTTCGCCCAGCGCAGCCGCTCGAACTGCAGCCATTGCCTGTGGTCACAATGCGGGCAGGGAACGAAATACCGCCGCTGATCGGAGGCTTCGAACTCGCGCTCGATGCGGCTTAGCCCCCGGATCGTCGGGGTCGAAACCATGAACACTTTGCGCCGATGCGCAAAGGTGGTGGTGCGGGCCTCAGCCAGCGTGACCGGGTCGCCTTCTTCGTCGGCAGACGCAGGATAGGCATCAACCTCGTCGAGAAACACATAGCGCGCAGGCATCGAGCGCAGGCCGGTGGCAGAGTTTGCGCCGGTCAAGACGAGGATACCGCCCGGAAACTCCTTGGACAGCATCGAATTGCCTGCATCGCGCGAGCGGGCGGGGCTCACTTGCTCTTTAAGCGCCGGGCTGTCTTCGATCAGTGGGTCAATCCGGCCGCGCGAGGTGCGTTTTGCCATTTCCAAAGTGGGCAGCACGGCGAGCATCGGCCCGGGCGCGTGGTGAATGACAAAGCCGATCCAGTTATTGCCAGCCTCGGTCGCGCCGACTTGGGCGGCCTTCATGAACGTCACACGCTGGGCCGGATGGCTGGGCGACAGGGCATCCATGATCTCGCGCAGATATGGCGTGCGTGCGGTACGGTACTGACCGGGCTCAGCGGAGGCCCGCGACGACAACTTGCGATGCGCATCGGCCCACTGCGACACAGTCAGGTCCGGATCAGGGCGGATCCCGCGCCGCCAGTGCCGCAAGATATCCTCGGCACCATCAAAGGCGAGATCGAGGCCGTCGGTTAGATCACCGTCGTTTAGGCTGTTATCTTGTTGTTCTTCATGCAAGCGAGACCCTGAGGTCTGCCAAGGCGGTGAGCTGCTCTCGGACATGGGTTTCCAGCGCCCTCTGCAGGATCGCAGTCTCGATCGTCACGGGCACGCCCGATGCCTTCTCCATCTCTGCGGATATTTGTGCGGCCATGAGGGCGGCCACCCGGGTGGGCCAGGTGACCCAGACATCGCGCTCCTGACGCGCAAGGCGAAACACCAGCGTCTCAGCCCGAGCGCGGTCGACAAGAACGCCCTTTTTCTTCTGGATCGAGAGCTGGCGCTCCTGCGCCTGATAGACCGTCAGCGCGGTGCGGGCCTTGAGATAGGAGGTGCTGTCGCCCGGTCCTGAGACCGCATTCCCATCGCTGCTGGACCCGCCACTGCCCGCAAAGCCGCCCCGTGACCGCATTTGCTGATCCGGATCTGTCATCGCGACCCTACGCGCATCCGAGGCGGCCGCGTTGATCGATCCGTCGGCAAAAAGCACCAGACGGCCGGTCTTGCGCGCCTTTTGCAAGGCCCCGCGCGACAGGCCGGAATGGGCCGCATAGGCGCGCTCAGATATACCTTCCATGGCGCTTTGAATAGCCTCAACATATTGAAAATAAATAGGAAAAACTGCCTATTTGAGTTGATTACACTCCCGGACAGAGCGATTCATGGTGTCAGAAAGCGGGTGCATCGCACCTCGCACACAAGGATCGGAGACAGCCATGCGCGCACAAGAGAAGATGGGACACAGCTCGATGAGCGAAGGGTGGAGAGACCACACCAGCCCTGCGCAGGAGCGGGTGAACTGGGTGATGGACGAAGTGATGTCCGGGCGGATGAGCCAGGCCGACGGGATGGTCGAGATGGCACGCGCCCAAGAGATGATGCGCGACGAAGCCCGTGCGCAGACGACTCACCCCGAGCATCGCTGGGAGGAGTGAGCATGGCTGGACGCAAAGCCAATCCGACCGCCGCCCGCGATGCCCTGATCTTTGAGATCGCCCAGCGCCACCTCTTTCTCGAAACCTTGGAGACCCGCAACCGCGACCGGCTTGATTTCCACGACACCGCCGTCTGGGCGATCCGTTCCGCGCTGGTCGCCGCCTATGAGGCCGGACGCCGCTCCGCTGAAACCACCACACCCCAATTCTCAAAGGACACGATCATGGCCATCGCCACTACCGCCGACACGACACGCATCTTTATCGACCGCAGCCGCTTCATTGAGGCCATGAGCGTGACCACGCTGCAGGGCCACTTCAACGACCTCAACCTGAATTCCGAGGTCTTCGAGATGGCGGGGCGGGTCGGGATCGACTGCCTCACCATTGAGTTGGCCGATGTCGTTCCCGTCCTGAAACAGCACGGGCTCATCTGAGCCCGTGCGAAACCCGCAACACGGAGACACTCATGAGCACGCGCGCGCAGATCGCCATCGAAGTTAGGCCCGGGGAATGGGCCCACATTTATTGCCACTACGATGGCTACCCCGGCCACATGTTGCCCGCACTGGCGCGATGGACACCCGAAGACGTCCTCGCCACCCGCGAGATCCGTCAGCTGCGCGCCGGTGAGATCGAGGGGTTTGAGCACCCCCGAGACCCAATCCTCCTGTCGCGCCCGACCTGCCAGTTCTGCCACCTCTACATCTGGCAGGACGGCGCTTGGGCCGAGATCATCCCCGAGCCCTGTGAAAGGCCCCTGCCATGACGCTGCCTCCCAATTGCCTGCCCGAAGGCGAGACTCTCGTAGATCTAGCGCGCCGCGAGTGTGCCATCGGTTTTGAATTGCGCTTTTGCCGCAGCGTCGCTGTCTCGCCCGGCGACCGCGATACCATCACCTGCGATCCGCCCGAAGCGGAGTTTGCCACGCTTTTCGCCCTGACAGATCTGGGTGAGGCCATCGCCATCCATGACATGGAGCTCTCCAGCGCAGGGGCGGACGAGGTGGCCGCCGTCGCCCGCGCGCTGTTTGTCGCCATGATCAACGCGCGGCGCGATCCACCCGACGCAGCACAACGACACGAGGCCGAACAGGCGGCGCTGACCGGTTCCCACCAGATATATTGATCATAAAGCAATGATATTGCTCGCTATTGCCTACACTAAACTCCCCATCAGAGCGATTGTGATTACACGAAAACGATGCAACTCACCGAAGGATGACCAAGCCATGACCACCCGCCGCGCCACAGACAACTCCAAAGCCCTCGACGCCTTTATGACCACCAAGGTCCAGATCGACGCGATGTTGACGCGCTTGACGGCCCTGAGCGATGACCATTTCAACACCCATCCCGACGAGATCAACTGGGGCGACGTTGGCACCCTGAACCACTATGCCAGCCTGCTGCGCCAGATCACCGACAGCGCCTTCAAGGAGGGCGAACATGCCGCGTAATCCCGCCCAGCGTCACCAGATCGAACAGGAGCCCGTCATGCCGAAACTTACCGACACCCAAACCATCATCCTGAGCGCCGGGGCCCAGCGCCCCGACAACCTCGCCCTGCCGCTGCCCAAGGGGTTGCACGGTGCGGCGGCGAAGATGGCTGTCACCAAAATGATATCACACGGCTGGCTGCAGGAGGTCGACGCCAATCTGCGGCGCGGCGAGCCGATGTGGCGCGAAACTGGCGATGGTCATGGCACCACGCTGGTGGTGACCGATGCGGGGCTTGAGGCCATCGGGATTGAGCCGGTGGCGGACCCGCAGCCGACCGCAGCGGAGACGCCGAAACCGGTCACCATCCGCGCAGGGACCAAGCAGGCCCAGATCATTGCGCTGCTGCAGCGCCCCGAAGGTGCGGCGATCACCGAAATCGTGGCCGAAACTGGCTGGATGGCTCATTCGGTGCGCGGCATGATTTCTGGGGCGCTGAAAAAGAAGCTGGGCCTTCCCATTGCCGCTGAAAAGGTCGATGGCAGAGGCACCGTGTACAGGTTGGACGCGGCCTGCCGCCCTGCTTTACGGCACGGATCACCTGCGATGTAAACGAGAGCGCCTGCGTTCAAACAGGCGGCGAAGCGTGTAGCTGCGCAGCAATGAGATACCCATGAAGATCGCGCTGATGGCGAGGTTCTCGCCCAAGCTCGGATGCAGCCCGAACCATGGGAACACCACGATCTGGGTTGCCAGCGCCAGCCCGTAGCCCACAGCCACATTGGTAATGGCCTCGATCAGCGACATGCGGCGCGACTGGGTCATATCACCGGTCCCAGAATCTGAAATTCATCACGGATGACCTTGGCGGTCTCGGTCGCCTGCAATTCATTGAACACGCGCGCGGCAATGCGGCCCACATTCACGATGATGCAGGCGTTCTCGTCTGGCGCGATCAGCAGCTCCTCGTACTCGGTATGGCGCAGGAACTCACACGGGGCCTCAAAGGTGAGGTGGTCGTCACTCGGACGGATCAGCCAAAGCACGCCGGCGCAATCATCCGGCGCGTCGATCCGACCCTGCAGAAACGGTGACAGGTGTTCTTGAACCAGCCCGAATGCGATAGACGGACCAAAGCCGAGCTTGCGCAGATCCTGTGCCGCTGCAACCGCCACAACATCTCTCCAGCTATACCAGCGCGCCTTTCCGGGCTTTGGCGTGTCTTCCGGCCGAAAGTCGTTCCGGGATATGGCTTGGTTCAGGTCCGCGCGTGTGATCGGAATGGTCCGTATGAGGTCGGCGTTGCGCCAGATTGGGACGTCGATAATCATTTCTGTCGTGTTTCCCTGCCAATGGTGGTCTCGTTACGATTTTCCAGCTGTCCCTTTCGCCCCGTCGCCATCTCCCACCGCCGCACGGCCACGTCGCAATAAACCGGGTCAAGTTCCAACGCGAAACACCGCCGCCCAGTGCGTTCGGCGGCGACGATCTGGGTGCCAGAGCCGCAGAACGGCTCGTAGATCAGATCGCCCGGATCCGAGAACGCTGTCAGCACCGCCTCGACCAGCGCCACCGGGAACACTGCCGGGTGCGATCCGGCAGCACCCAGCCCACCCTTATGGCGCATGATCCTGAACACGCTGTCGGGAATGCGGTGGCTTTGGATCGCGTTGCCCGTTCCGGTCTTGGCGTGGACGGTGCCGTCGGCACCGCGCAGACCACCGCCGCCGAGGACCTCGCCCGCGTGCTTGGACGGGACGGTCTTGTGCGGTTTGCGGGGCGCGCGGTTGAAGTGGAAAATGAACTCGTGTGACGGGGCCAGGCGGCCGTTCCAATCGCCCGGCAGACCCGGGCCCTGATCCCAGACATACCAGCCAAACCGTCGCCAGCCAGATTTGCGCATCCATTCGACCCATCCTTCCCAATAGGGCTGCCATTCGCTGTCGCGGTGTACGAGGCCCAGATTGACCAGCAGTTGCGCATCAGCGGTGATCGGGGCTGTGGCAAACACGCCCTGCATCAGCGCATCCCAATCGCCGACCTTTTCCTTGGCCGCGCCGTATTCACGCTGCTGGGCATAGGGTGGTGAGGTGAACATCAGCGTCGCCGCCTCATTCTGCATCAGCTGGGCCACGGCGGCAGGATCCGTCGCGTCGCCGCAACACAGCCAGTGCTTGCCCAGCGACCAGATGTCGCCCGGCTTGGTGATGGGGTCGGCGGGTGGCTCCGGAATGGCGTCGGCGGCATCGTCGGAAATCGCGGGACGGTCGTCAGCGTCTGCCAGCAGGGCGTCCAACTCATCCTCGGGGATTCCGATCAGCCCGAGGTCAAAATCCTGGGCCAGCAGCGCCTGCAACTCCTGCAAGAGCAGCGCCTCGTCCCAGCCGCCCAACTCGGTCAGTTTGTTGTCAGCGATGCGATAGGCTCGGCGCTGTGCCTCGTTCAGATGGCCCAGCACGATGACAGGGGCCTCGGTTAGTCCCAGATGGACAGCTGCCAGGATGCGACCATGGCCAGCGATCAACTCGCCATCGGCCGCGACCAGCACCGGGACGGTCCAACCGAATTCCGCCATGCTGGCGGCGATCTTCGCGACCTGATCAGCGTCATGTATCTTGGCGTTGCGGGCGTATGGTTTCAGCCGGGCCAAAGGCCAATGTTCGATCCGGCCCGGCAGGACTGGCGCATTCATGCCGCCAGCCTCTTGGCCTTCAGCTCGGCGAAAGTTTCATCGGTTTCGGCTAGGACAGCGTTCGCACCGGTGAACTGCTGCCAACGCTCGATGGCCACATCGACATAGGCCGGGTTCAACTCGATCCCGAGGCAGACGCGGCCGGTGGTTTCCGCCGCGATCAGCGTGGTGCCCGATCCCATGAAGGGTTCAAACACCGCCTGACCCGGGCTGGAATTGTTCAGGATCGGGCGGCGCATGCATTCGACCGGCTTTTGCGTGCCGTGGACCGTGGCGACGTCCTGGTCCTTGCCGGAGATGTGCCACAGCGTGGTCTGCTTGCGATCCCCCGCCCAATGGCCCTTGCCGGTCTTTTTCACGGCATACCAGCAGGGTTCATGCTGCCAGTGATAATCGCCGCGGGAAAGGACGAGGCGATCCTTGGCCCAGATGATCTGCGACCGCACGGTGAAACCTGCCGCCACCAGGCTCTCAGCCACGGTCGAGGAATGCAGCGCCCCATGCCAGACATAGGCGACATCGCCGGGGAACAGCGCCCAAGCCTCGCGCCAATCGGCCCGATCGTCGTTCAGCACTTTCCCGGTGCGTTTGGTCTTGGCCGCACCCGCCTGGTTGCGCCAGCTTGGGTCATACTCCACGCCATAGGGCGGATCAGTGACCATCAAGAGCGGCTTCACATCGCCCAGCAGCCGCCCGACCACATCGCCCGATGTGCTGTCGCCGCAGATCAGCCGGTGTGACCCGAGCTGCCAAAGGTCGCCTGCCAGTGACACCGGCGTGATGGGCGGTTCGGGAATGTCATCTTCGCCCTCGACCGCGCCGCCTGCCACCTGATCCGGATCGCGCAGCAGGGCGTCCAGATCCTCGTCGGTGATCCCGAGCAACGACAAGTCGAAATCCTCGGCCAGCAAGCCCGCGATTTCGTCGCGCAGCATGGCCTCGTCCCATTCGCCCAGCTCGGTCAGTTTGTTGTCGGCGATCCGGTATGCGCGGCGCTCTGCCTCGTCGAGGTGGCTGAGCCGGATCACTGGCACATCCTTCAACCCCAACATCGCCGCCGCCAGCACCCGGCCGTGCCCCGCGATTAGTTCCCCATCGTCAGCCACCATGCAGGGCACGGTCCAGCCGAACTTGGCCATGCTGGCCGCGATCTTGGCCACCTGGTCCGTGCCGTGGATCTTGGCATTGCGGGCGTAGGGGCGCAGCCTGTCGAGCGGCCAAGTCTCGATCTGGCTCGGTGCGAAGACTAGGTCCATGGGCGGTTCTCATTTGGGGCAGGGCGGACGTGCCGAAGCGCGCCGGGCAATGCCAGCGACACGATCAGGATCCGCGATGTGGGGGAAAAAGAAAGCGCCCGCGAGGGTTATCCTCCGGGCGCTATTCTTCGATGATCAATAGGTAGGTCAAGGGGGCTAGAAATGTCAATCCATTTTCTGCCTTGGAATCAACGTGTTCAGAGATGGCCGGAAGCTTCTGGCGTAGAGATGCGTTCCTATGGTGGCTACTGGCGAAGGTGGCTTCCGTCAGGTGGCCGCCTTGGCTTCCGAAAGAAATCCACCTTGCAGCGGCCAGCCGGGTAAGTCACTGATATTGATTCATATTGCCGAAGCGATCTATGGGGGTGGCTTCCAAGTGGCTTCCCCGGTGAAAAAGCCACGCGCTAGCGAAATGCCGCGCTCAGCCCCCCCCCGCATACAAAAAGGGCCGGGGAGGAACCATGCCAGGGGGGCAGCGCCTAGAGCTGTCCGCCAACTCCTTTAAACTTCTCCACAAACGACGAAATCTTTTCAAATACAGTCGCTTTTCTATCGCGAAATTGCGGATGCAAAGGGCTCATTCTGGGCAAAATGCTATTCAAATCAGCCCCATTTTCACTTGCGAATTCGCGTTTAATCGAGGCTGAAATATAACGTTTGGCAGCTTCTGAGTTCAGATTCTCTGACTGTATAAGCGCCTCTACCTCTCGGGTTTTCTCTCCTTGCGCAAAAGCGAAGAACGCATCAATGACACTTGCCTTGTCGCGGAACAGATCAAGGTCCGTCTTGTTGATGAAGTCGATCAACAAACTCTCCTTTGCACGGCTACCCAGACTCGCGCGAATGACGCGGCGGGCATCTTCAATCAGATCGCCCTTGTCATGCGTTTCTCGAGCTTTCTCGAAGATTAGCCCGAGAATATAATCTAGGTTTATTTCCTGAGATTTCAGGAGCTCAACTTCAAAGACCACATCATCCCAATTTACGACGAGCTTGTCTTTCTCTTCAGACGCCTTCTCGCGCCGCAGCCAGTCCCGAATGTCATTGTAGGTTGACCTGTAGTTTTGCACCTTTCGCTCAGTCGGTAATGGAACCATGCGCAAGGCGTCGACGCCATCATCCGTCAAGTGGTGGACTTCTTTGAACTTCCTCAGCGCCGTTTCGTCATTGGCGTCTATGTCATTCAAGTTTTGCAGTGCTGTAAATTCATCGTAGTTCCGAAGAATGTTCTCAATCTTGAGATACTCACCGAAAACCTTGACGAAGTCCTTCTTGTCGGCTTCTTTAACTATTTCATCTGGGTCGGGAAATCGATCTTCAAGTTCACGGACGACTTCAATAAAACCACGGCGTAAGGCTCCAGTTGCATGATCTTGAAAGCCATTCAAGTATTCATCGTAGCTCTTTTCCAGCACCACATTCTTTGTGTTTTTATCCCCAAAAAGTGTAATCGCATCAATGGTGGCCTGTTCAATATCCCGAAATGCAACGATATTGCCGAACGTCTTTGTCGCGTCAAAAATGCGGTTTGTTCGTGAAAAGGCCTGAATAAGGCCATGGAAGCGCAGGTTTTTATCGACAAAAAGCGTGTTGAGTGACGGTGCGTCAAATCCTGTAAGGAACATACCCACCACGATTAATAGGTCGATCTCTTTGGCACGAACGCGGTTGGCCAAGTCACGATAGTAGTTTTGAAAACCAAGGCCATCGACGCCAAAGTTTGTTTTGAAATAGGCGTTGTAATCGGTAATGGCGGCGCTCAGGAACTCCTTAGCGCTACTATTCATGGCCGATACATCGAAGCCTTCGTCTTGAATATCGCCGATTGCATCTTGTTCCTCATTGGCTGCAAAGGAGAAGATTGTGGCGATTCTGAGCGGCTTTTCCAACCCAACCTGTAATTTCCTCAAGGCTTCGTAATAGGCCTTAGCCGCATCAACACTGCTCACCGCGAACATTGCATTGAAGCCGCTGCTGCCCGCGTGCATTCGGTGGGTTTTGTGTTTAAAGTTAGTCAGAATGTAATGAGAAACCTCGCGAATTCGCTCTGGATGCAGCAAAGCTTGTCTGATTTCCGCCGAACTTAGCTTTTTCTCGTCTTGTTCTACTTCAGCAGCTTTGAACTGAGGGCGTACATCGTTGTAGTCGACTTTGAACTTCAGAACCTTTTCGTCGCGAATGGCGTCAGTGATCACATAGGAATGCAGCTCACGCCCAAACACGCTGGCGGTCGTTTCCGCTCCTAAAGCATTCCCCTTTCGGATCAGTCTACCATCAACGATATCATCTCCAAAAATTGGCGTTCCGGTAAATCCAAATTGACAAAAGCGTTTGAACTTCTTTTTCAGGTTCTTTTGCGCTTCGCCAAATTGGCTGCGATGGCATTCGTCAAAAATGAACACCACTTGTTGGCCGTAGACGGGAAGGTCAGCCTCGCCCTTCATCAAGTTGTTCAATTTTTGAATCGTGGTGACGACGATCTTATTGTCGTCCTTTTCCAGATTGCGCTTCAAGCCAGCGGTGCTGTCGGAACCGTTCACGCTATCAGGCGAAAACTTCTGGTATTCCTTCATGGTTTGATAGTCGAGGTCCTTGCGATCCACGACGAAGAACACCTTGTCGATGTACGGCAGCTCTGTAGCAAGGCGCGCAGCCTTGAAACTGGTGAGCGTTTTGCCCGATCCAGTAGTGTGCCAGACATAGCCACCGCTTTCGGCTTTGCTCCAACCCTTCGCCTCGAAGGTAGATTTGATCTTCCACATAATGCGTTCAGTGGCGGCGATTTGATAAGGACGCATCACTAGCAGAGTGTCGCTGGCGTCAAACACCGAGTATTGCAGCAAAACGTCCAGCAAGGTGCGCTTTTGCAGAAAGGTCGCAGTGAAATCTTTCAGGTCTTTGATCAAACCATTGTCCGACTTCGCCCAGTTCATGGTGAAATCAAAGCTGTTTTTGTTCCGCTTGGTCGTATTGGCAAAGTAGCGGGTATCGGTGCCGTTCGAGATCACGAACAACTGCAGGAACCTGAACAGCGAAGTTTCGCTGTTGAAGCTCTCTTTGCTATAGCGGTGAATCTGGTTGAACGCCTCACGGATGGCCACGCCGCGCCGTTTCAGCTCAACTTGCACCATCGGCAGGCCGTTCACTAAGATTGTCACATCATAGCGATTGGCATGGCTGCCAGTTTGCTCGAACTGCTTGATTACCTGTAACTTGTTACGCGCCTTGTTGCGTTTATCCACCAGGTGGATGTTCTGAATGCGCCCATCGTCAAAAACGAAGTCATGGATGTGATCATCTTGAACCTTGCGGGTCTTCTCGATGATGCCGTCGCTTGGCTTGTCCAGATAGGCCTCAACAAACCGCTGCCATTCATCTTCGGAAAAGGTCACAGTATTCAGCGTCTGTACCTGCACCCGCACATTGGCGAGCATATCCTCCGGCGTTGTGAGAGTGCTCAGAAACTCGTAACCTTGATCCTGCAAGTCACGGATCAGTTCATTTTCCAGATCAGTTTCGCTTTGATATCCGGCCGCAGCGCCCCAATTGCTTTCATAGCGGTCAAGGACGATGAAGTTCTTCGATTCCGCGATGGTTTTTGTTTCTTCAACCATTTTGCGCATCTTCCTTCACGGTCATTCTGTATCGTTCCGAAAACTCGTATTTTTTGTTGGCCATAGTGCCCAAAAGGTATCCCAAGACTCGCTTGTCATCTTTTGAGAGGTGCGGCTGCTCGTCTCCAGCGTGCTTTGAGTGGCTGGAAATATCGATAATTCGCTTCAGATAGGCGTCGCCAGTGCCGTCTGCGGTTAGAGGCAACAGGTCTGCCCAGTCATTATACCCCATGAAGGTTGATGTCTTCTCCAAGATATTTCTCAACAGATTGTAGTGGTATTTTTCAAACCCATCAGAATCGTGCGCAGCCTTCAGTTTCTCGATTAGATGTAAATGGTAAGCGAATGGGCTATCGGTGTTCCATTGCTCCAAAGTGAAACTGCCATCTTCATTCTGAGATAATTGATACTTCAGGCCATTTTTCAGCGCGTTGAATAAAACGTTAAAGAATAGCGGATTGTGAGTCGCTATGATAAATTTTGGCCCATCTTGTGGTGCAGATTTGATCAGCGTTGCTAAGTTTTGGGCAAGCTCGATCAAGTGATTATCATCGAGGGAACTGACAGGATCATCAATGAAAACATACTCGAGTTTGTTGAACAGATTGGTGCTTCGCCCTTCTGCTACTGGAACACTTAGAACAGAGACCACCTCTTCGATCAAAGTGTAGAAGACGCTCCAGATGAAGTTGCTTTCTTCGCCTTTTGAAATCTTGATCCCTGTCGTGGCATTGTCATCGCCTGTTGCTATGGTGAATGCGACTGAAGGGTAGGTCTTTAGACCTGCCTTTGTTGCATCTTCTTCCATGAAGATTGGGGTAAGGGTCTTCTTCGTATAGTGCTGAAAGTTTGCAATGATCTCGTTACCCTTGCCCTGTTCGCCAAGAATCCAATCGGTGAAGCTATTGGGCTGGATCATCAGCTTTGGCTCAGCATCTCCAATAAGATCATTGTCCCAATAGAAGAGGTCTTCGGTGAAGGCGTTGTAGTAAAGGATTTTCTGGCGCGAGGGTTCGGCCTCTTCGCCTTCAACCGTGGGCGCAATAAGGTCCTTCATGGCGCGGGATAGGCGAGTCTTGCCTGTGCCGTTGAAGGCATAGATCAGTTGCACCTTTTTGTTCACCGCGTGCAGTTGCTCGGCAATTTCTTCAAGCTTCAT